CCCTTGTGTTATGTATAAAATACCGTTATCATTCTATACATAGAAAGTTAATTAAATAAATTAACAAAAGCAAAGAAAGAAGAAAACGATGACAACTTCAAACCTACTAAATGTTCCAAGCTACACTTCAGCAGAACGTGAAACCACGATGAATGAATTGACAAAATTTGGACCAAAAGCTGTTCATACTTTTGAAACTAATTCGATGAATGACATGAACTATGCTATTGAAATTGAATTAGATTGCCATGTCGATCTATACGGATTCACCGTTGAAGAAGCGCTTCCAATGGCATTCGAAACTGTCAACGTGTTGTCATACAAAATATCTTCTACATCGAATCTTGATTGGACTGAATACTTCAGGAAAATGATAAACGCTATTCAGGACGAAATCGATGCGCAATGGGGAGAATACGCAGACGCGATGGCTGATGTCGAAAACTGCCGCGAGTTATACGGGCGTGACAATTCATACTAAAATCAAAACGATACCGTCGAGAATCTGGAAACTCGGCGGTATTTTTTTGTCTAGCTTTTCAACGTCTTTTTCCCGCCGAAATATTTGACCCCGTGCCCATGCTCAATCAGCGCGTCGTTCAGATTCACGCCGTCGCAGATGAGTTCGCCTAAAATTCTTCCGTATTTTCCCCGTTCATGCGAAATCAGAATTATCTGCTCAGCATCTTCAACCATGTGCTTGGTGAATTCCTTTGCCATCAATCCTTTGGCCTTGACTTCAAGATCGCGAGTTCTGCTTTCCCAAGTGTCCAGCCCGTAGAGTCTGATTCGCTGTCCAGTTAATCGCACATCAAAACCGAGATCGATATGAACGTCCACAGTATCGCCGTCAACGACTCGATCAAGAAATACTCGATATTCGTACATTTTAAATCCTTCCTAAAGGTATAAACACACGTCTGGCCATGCTATCGCCGCGCTATCGCACGCACAGCGCGATGATTTTTCGCTGTTTTCTACTCATTGTCCTTATTCGATGGATGTGTCTCATTTCCGTAGGCTTCCCATAATTTGGATAGTCCACCACTGATCGGGATGGTCAAAACCGCAAGCGCAGCCAAAAGCCCTTCGATATTATCAAGCGTTTCTGGATTTGAACTTGCAGACCAGATTATTCGAGCAGCGAGTACAAGCCACGTAATTACGCACGGAGTAAATAGAATTGCGATTAATAATTGTGAGCCCGTGATCGTTGTGCCCTTTTCGGGCTTCTTTACAACCTCTGGCTCTTCCGTAATCGGCTCCTGTGGCTCTCCAGTGGTCATTGGACCGAGACAGGGCGTTCTACGTTGTTCGTAGCATTTAACTGCTGAATTTTGACAGTATCAGCAATCGTGAAACTGGCAGAATCAATGCCTGATCCGTTTCCGATAATCGAATTTTGGATGGTCAAAGTTCCAGCATGGATATCGTCAAGATTTATTCCCGCTCCAAATGCTGAAATATTCGACAGCGTTAATTTACGGCAGAATCCGTCGGCGCTTTGCACGTCGATAATAATTCTGTCATATGTTGAATTTTGGACGGCTGGAACGGAAACTGTTCCACGAATCGACTGCACCACAATATCTTTTGGAGTGCTCGATAGCGTTGGGCTGATCGACAATCCATCAGCTATCACGTTTGTCACGTTCAGCACATATATTTCCGAGTTGCCAAGATGCAAGGTTGTCGCCTCTAGACCGTCAATGATAATTTCATCACATACCAGATTATGACCGCCACCAGTAGAACCGACAATCTGCAATGCGTCAGTGAGTCCTGACGCTTTACCAATATCTAATCCAGACAATGTAATGTCCGCAGCTCTCGCCCCTGACAAATTAAGTTGGAGCGTCATGGTCTGAAGTGCTCGAACTTCCGCTGGAGTTTCAGCGTTTAGGAACTGCGCCCAGTCTTGGCCGACTTGGACAGAGCTGTCTGGTTGAACGATAGATGCATTATATAACGCTGGCTCAGGCCAAATTGGAGCAGCACTCAAACCCCTAATCGAAAAGAAGATCGCAAGCGTAATGACAAGAGCCCCGAACAGCACGCCCGTAAAACCTACGCGCAGAATTCCGCCGTGGATCTTTAATGCGCCGATGTTCACTCTGAGTGATGGGATATGCAGGTTCGGAGAGTATTCACCAATTAAGGGGAATTTCAACCTGCCTTCAGGGGTTTTAACTGATGGAAAGCGAAAACCTCCAAAGCGTACTTGAGGTATAAAAAAGACCTTTGTAAGAAATGAAAGCAGCTTCTTCATGTCAAGATGTTTCCACTTCCATCGCCTTTTTTAGACGCAACGAAAGATTTGACCACCGACAACACGGCAGCGACGCCCGCCGCAGCCCCCGCTTTGAATATGTCTGCGTCCATCCCGACCATTGGTCCAGCCATAACGATAGCTAGAAAACTTTGTGCGAAAGTCATCACACATCGTTCACCTAAATCGGTTAATGCTTTTTTGTCTCGTAACATCAGTTACCTCCCATGTCGTCGACCTTGCCTTGTAGCGTGTCGATTAAATCGTTCATTATGCTTTGCCCTGAATCAATCAGGTCGTTAGCGTTGGATTGCAGTTCGTCGTGATTTGCTTGCTTGGCCGAAACGGCTTCGTTATTAATTTCTAAAAATTTGAACGCATCGTTTAGTCCTTTACTTCGCGAGAAATAAGGATTGTCTGAAACTGTTACGCCCCAGTGAAGATGCGGACCTGTCGATTGTCCCGTGCTGCCTATGACACCTAAGAGGTCTCCCTGCTTGATCGAATCACCCCGTTGAGCTTGCGGCTCAGAAGCCATGTGTGCATAGCTGGAGTAGCCCAAGAGAGTGCCGTCAGAATCAGAATGGCGCAGCACCAAAAAATTCCCGAAAATCCTAGCCACATTAATACGCCATGAGACTGTTTCTTCTGTTGTAAATCGGTCATTAACTACTCCGTCCATTGGTGCAAGAATCGGTGTACCTTCAACGGCTGCAATATCGACACCGCTGTGACCCTTGCCGCCTGATAGCTGTGGTCGGACAACTCCGTAGAATGAAGTGACGCGTCCACTGACGGGCATTCCGTCGTAGTTGCTGCCGTCCAATGTGCCAGCGAAACTTAAACGTGCCATCCTGATACATCCAATCTGCTATCAGCGATATTAATATTATCACCAACAGTGTATCTATTATTCATCTTCCTTTTCAACTTCAGGCATCGGCATATCGCCGAACGCTACACGTAAGCCAAGCAGTATCTCAGCCACTCGGTCTAGCTTCACATTTATTTCGTTGATTTGGTCTTGGATTTCTTCGCTCATTAGATGTTGTACTTCCAAATCTGATTATTAACATTCAACAAAAAAGCTTCCGCCGTTACGTCCTCAATTAGTAAAAAAAACAAGCTGGTGTATTGTGAATATTTTGCCCCGTTAATGGTGAGCCCCGTTTCGTCAATCGAGACGGTGTCAGTATCTACATACATCATAGATATCGTTTGATTTTGTTTTTGTATAACTAGTTTCATTTATTCACTCCTATAAAGTCGTCAAAGTCGTATCGCCGACACCTTGAACTAAAATACTTGTAGCCGATAACGCGGGGCCTACTACTCCATATTCAGTTGGCACCGCTCTTGTGATAGCTAATGATCCGTCTGCTTGCATAAAATAGGTTTTTCCTGTCGTTAATCCAGACACGCCCTCATTAGTTCCACTTACAACAGTTATTGCACCCGTCGCCCCGTCAGCGATGGCTGTCTCACTTAGGCCGACCCATGCGGGCGCGTTGGTCGAGCCCGATGCGGGCTGCAATACGGCGGCCCCTGCTTGAATATATGTCGGGTTTCGCCATCTGCTAGTCGTTAAAACTTTATTACTATGGCCCGTGCCCATCCATCCATCATTGCAATTCGTACCGACCCACCCTTGAAGCTCGCCCACTTCAGGATCTTCCTTTGTCTCCAATCCGATGATTGATAAAGTGGGGAGGGCGGTGCTGACTCCTGCGAGTTCGATTGTTCCAAAAAAATTGCTAGGATCGCCCGCATTTTGGATCACATAACTGCTAGACGTTCCGACCCTAGTTATCGAAACCGCGTTGTCGTTTACTTGTGTCGCGCCAAGCCCCATGTCTTGCCCTGACGCATACGCCGCCGTCGTAGCTGATCCCGCCGTAATTGTGAAAATATTCCAAGCCGTGGTATATGTTGTGGTTTTGTCTAGCCCCCCTGCGATAACTTTGTTTCCCTCCGTCGTTGTAGAAATAAAATTAGCGTGACCCTTTTGACCAACGCTACCGAAATAAGAAAGAAATACATCTTCTTGATCTAGCGTCAGCGTCGTTCCTGACACTGAAATAGTCGTGATCCCTCTGTTTGTGCTTGCACCACCCCAAGCGACCATTCTAGCCACGGTTGGAAGCCAAACCATATTTCCGATCCCTGTCGCCGCATTTGCTGTCGTAGTTTGCAACGCAGACCCTTGTGTAATCGTGCCGCCTGATTCAGAGACGACAAAGAAATCACAAGTGACAGCCGAATAGTTAGAAAGCGCGACAACCAT